CCCCTTGGAAAAAGTTATCCACACTAGTAGTGCATGTTATCCACAATTTTACTCTTATATAAGACTGATAACCTGTGGATAACTCTGGCATAAAACTTGCTGACCTGTGGATAATGTATAACCTGTGGATATCCTGTGGATAACTTTATATATCGGTACATGCTTATATGCTTATATATGAATATGCTTATATATGAATATGCTTATATATGAATATGCTTATATATGAATATGCTTATATATGAATATGCTTATATATGAATATGCTTATATATGAATATGCTTATATTCGCCGCCGATCAAGTTTAGGCATTTTACTTTTGCAATTAGGCAAGCGGCTTTTCAAAACAAAATAGGAACGTAGGTTTTTGAAACAAAAATAACCCACCACGGATTTTTAAACCGTAATGGATACATAGGATTTTTAATTTACAAACTTATAAGCTTTATCATATTTACCAACACTCATGCCAATGTAATAAGCGCAATGGAAATAATCGCTTTGACTATCTGATTTATCCCAATGATCTGCATACATAATCTCTTTAGCTTTTTGCATGTATTCCAAAGCTTTACCACTGAATGCATCTTCAAGGTAATAATGGTTGACATTTACTCTTTGCTCAAGTTTAGCCCAACCAATGGTCTGCTCTACATCCCTGTGAATACGTTTAGCTGCAATTGTCTCGCAGTAGTTATTCACAAAGTCAATCTTACCTTCTGCAATAGTCAAGAACAAAGTACTATCACCTTTACCACTGAAAGTAGCTTTTACACCATACTCTTTATTGAGTGCTTTGAGTGCAGCACGAGCTTTGGTGATTGTTTCTTTGCTAACGTAGGCCAATTTAATCTCCTGTTTGTTTAAGATAATCTATTGTAGCACATGTTCTAAGAATTTTTCGTCAAATTTATTTGATTTGCTAAGATTTTCTTTAGCGGAAATAACTTGTAAATTCCACGGCACATGTAAACCGCATACATTCTCACCTTGTAATGGAACTATATGATCTACATGATACTCTTGACCAGTGTAAAGTTTGAAAGCTTGTGCTATTTCATAAAATTCTTCAATCTGTTGAATCTGTTCTTTTGTCAACCAATTAGGTGTGGCTTGAATTTTTGTTGCTCTTCTTTTTGCCTCTATAGCTGTTGCTTTTGATCTGTGTTTAATCTTCCAATTTTTATTAAGTTTTGAAAGTCTATCCTTGTTATTTATATAATAATCCTCACAAGATTTTTTATATTTATCTGGATTATTTGTTCGCCAATCTTGAGTTTTCTTTGTTGACTTATCTTTGTTTTTAATTTGGTATAGTTTACCAACAATTGATGTGCAGCTTTTACAATAATAGGCTAGTTTATCAGGTGATTTTGCACACTTATGATAATTACATATTTCTTTTTCAATATTGCATCTAGTACAATTTTTCATATTAATTCCCATAAAATTCCACAATAATAAAAGTAGAAACCTCATGTGGGGTGAGGTTATTCGAATAAGTTAATTACTCTTATTCTATCTACAGTTATTATTTTATCAGATATTTATGAGAATATCAAGTATTATATTGGTCAGTTTACCTTACTAATTATACCATGCTTTTAAGCTTGTGAACGCTCTTTGATAAATTCTCTTGCACCTTCCCATGTAGTAAACACAAGGATTACTTCTGCATCCATTACATGCACTGACATGCTCATGTTGTGTACAATAGCTTTGTAACCATAGCTTTTAAAGTACGTACAGATAGCTTCAAGCTTCACATAATCGTTAAAGTTGTCCATCATAGTTCACCACCTTGCATATAAGCCAATGTAAAATCTTCAATTTCAGCTTCTGTTAACCATTTACCAGCGAAGATGTGTTCAGAAGACAACGAGTGAATACCGTATGTATTCCTCAGAGAAGCAGCAGCAAAGAAAAACTCTTTGTGCATCTTACGATATAAATTCACAATACAATCTCCATTTGTTGAGCTTCAGATACATCACCTTCTTCAACCAAGAAAGTAATACCGGATTCTCGCAGTTCTTCACCGATGTACGTAGGTGAATCACTTACGATACTGTGCTGAACTTTACCACCGTATTTTACACGAGTTTCCTGCACGATGCCAGTAACCCAAGCTTGATCAAGGTACTTTGCAATAATCCATTGACCTTGACGATCAAAGTTAGAGCCTTCATTGTAGTTGCATTTCATGCTGTTCTTTCAGTTGTTGAAGCTTGGATTGTAACATACTTTTCGTAGGAATTCTCCCACTCTTGCATGAATTTATTATCGTGGCAATCCACTACGGTTTCATCATCTGCAAGACCGAATGCTGAAACCCTAACCCAAGTGACAGCATCATCTACACTACGAATGTTAAGTTCAGCTTCCTCTACAGATTCGATAGCATCTACAATTTCATCAAAGTTAGCACTGCGTTTGATCTGCCATTCTTCACCATCCCATACACTGATAGTACAATCTTTAGCAAGTGCATAAATAACCAAATGACGATAAGCTTTCATTAAATTCTCCTGTTGTTGAAGACTAGAGTATATCACAGCTTTTTAACCTGCAAACATACCCTAGTAAAACATAAGGTCTTTAGTCGCTCAACCCTGCCTTATCCTCTTGCAAGTCTGCAGTACCGTCCCAATCCTTTGCGCTCTCAATACCCGCTAGAATCGCTGTTTTGATGCCTAGCAATACAAATGCACGAGTCTCTTCTGATGTCATTTCAATGGTGAATACTGCACTACCATCTGAATTTTCTTTAGCTAATATAAGTTCCATGATTTATCCTTTAGTTAAATTACTCAAGCAATGATTTATATTTCGCCAAGCATCCCAAAGCTCTTGCTGATGCTCTTGATCTGAGATACAAATACCTGAGATACTAGGTTGATAGGTATCAATTTGAGTTTTGATAATCTTCATGCATTCTTCTAGCTCTTCCTTTTGCATATCATAGAAGAACTTATTATTGAATGCACTACGGGTGATGTAATTCATAGTTGAATCGCAATATTATACCAGTAATCTGTACCTTGCTTGGTGAATTCCCAAACAACTACTTCCCAAAGATCACCACTAGGTTGAAAGCCTTCAATCTCTCGCATTGGTCCATGCATGTACTGTGCTGCAGCTTCATCAATTAGTGCAACTTCTTCGATCAATTCCAGATAATCCAATTCATCTTGTGCAGTAGGTGTTTTCATTTAATTCTCCTGATGTTGATTCTTTGCTTCACGTTTACGATCTTTATGCTTTTGTACAGCTTTACGCATAACAATAGCAACAAGATGATTCCTTTGTTTCAGCTTTAGTTTCTTTAGCTTTTTACTCATGATAGATCAGTGTAAAGTATGCACATGAACTTCATATACATATGGTTTTTTGAGTTGACGTAGATTTTTTAAAATCTTTACAACTTGTGTTTGACTATAGTACTGATATTCTTGTGGTAAATCTGCAACAAGAACACGCACTATATATTCTGTGATGAATTGCTTCATGCTTTTACCTTTTTTTGATTGTATCCTTGAGATATTCTACCAGAAACAAACACATGTTTGCTCGTGGTTCCCAACCTTCTGGTGAAGTAATTTTGCAATAATTATCAAAATCATTTTGCATTTCAATCTGCAATTTTTCAATCAATGAATATCCTGCAAATCCCAAGTCACCCAATGCATTACAAATACCGTTTGTGATATTAACATACTCTGCGTCTTTATTGCCCTCAAATTTTCCAAATCTATACTGTGAACTAAAGTACATTTCAGCAACTTGAGTAAGACCTTTGATAAGTTCTTTGCGATCTTTCAGTGTCAGTTCTTTATTACGTACAAATTGCATGATTACACACCCTGCTCTTCTGCCATTGTAGCAGCAAATTTCAACCATGCATAACGAGATTGTTGATTTTTCTCTACAAATTTACGATTATCTTTGAAAGCATTCAATGAATTAATGGGGCAACCCATGTTTTCCAAACCTTCTTTGATCAGGCATAATTTTTCTATGTAATTTTCATAACCTTGCAGTTTAATGCAAGCTTCAGTTACTGCACAGCAAGAGAATTTGTCTTTGCTACCACCAAGTACCCAATAATCATCAGGTGTGCTTGCCAAGCAGTTATCAGCAGCGTAGTGCAAGATTTCAGCGATTGTATATTTCATTGTGTTACTTTCTTTGCAATATAAAGAGCAATACGAGTTGATACAGGCAGCAATTTTCTATAATATTCAGTTTCATGATTATCTTTTTCTTGTACACCCAATGCTGTCAACAACACGTTAGCATGTTCGATTTGATCTTTAGCTTCATCACGAGATTCTGATGCATATTTTAGACTACTTTCTGTATCAGAAAGTTTCTTTTGCAGTTCAGCAATTTGCTTAATCTGAGATTTATTACTGATGTACAAATTCGTAACTTGTACTTCATCTAACGCAAGTGTTACTGTTTCAGGTTCATCACCTTGAATTAAAATGTTAATTGTTTGCATACTTTACTCCTTAGACAGCTACAGCTTCGATACCTTGCATACGCAAACCAACAATTGTATTGCGGTTAACGCTGCGGTAGCCTTTGTTTTGCACATCATAAATGCTGATGTATTCGTTGGTGTTAACGTTAAGTTTGCCACCTTTGAGATGCTTCTTGACACCAAGACGGCCATTGAGAATTCGTGTGCTACCATCTTGTTTGATGAAAGTAACAGTAACCATCTTACCATTGGATTGGTCGATCATGTTGGCGAAAACTTTAGAGCTTGACATTGTGATTTCCTTTACGTTTGTTGAAGATTAGATTATAACAGAGATTTTTGATTATTCACCGAACTTTTCAACTTTTTTAAACACTGCAACAACTCGCTTACCTGCAGGATTATCAAAAGTATCAATGACCTTACCGTTGACTACAGCAAGTGCATGACCTGTGACGTTTACGATGTATTCACCAAAGGCAAGCTTAGGTAGCAACTTACCCAGTGTAATACCCTCTTTAGCTTCACGCTTGGTAAAACGAGCTACATAAAGAGCTTGACATGTAGTACCATGTACAGATTCAACTACAAAACCAGCTTCAGCATAAGCTTTGTGCATTGTACCAAACTTTGCACCGCAGTGCTTCTTACGACCGTGTTTACTCAAAAGATTATGAGCATCAAAATAGTCAATGCCACCTGCATTTGCCAATGCACGAACTGTGCAGTCGTTTTTCTCTAGACCACCTGCAGTTGCACCACGAGTAAAAGATTGGATTGTCTTCATATAAAACTCCAGTTGTGTTGTCGATGAATGAATTATAGCAGAGAATTTTTGATCAAACGAGAAGTTGACTAAAACAAAGGGTTATTCTTTGAAGTACAACTTGTGATTCTTGATCTGCCAGATTTGATGCACAGGTTTACCATATTCATCTTCATCAATGCAAACATAAGCTACAGTCTTCATTACTCGTGCAAAACGTACACCATCTAGTACATCAACTTCGTGCATGAAACCATGTTCAATAGCCCAAACGTTTGTGGTCTTACGATAAGTGAAATACTTACCATAGTCTTTCTCTTGGAACTCACCAGTATTAAAACCTTCAAATGTCATCATGGGATACTCCTGTTATTGAAGTTAGATTGTAGCAGATTTCAATGCGTTCAAAGCGTAATCTACAGCTTTATTTCGATTGTAACCCTCGTAGTTACGAATAGGACTACGATTGTTTGTATGTTTGTAGGTATGTTCAGGATAGCAACCGGTCTTATCTTTATAAGCTTCAAAGAACAAAGAAGCATCACAATCTTCTTCAAGATATGCTGTAGCACCACGCATGTAACTGTAGTTGCTAATCTGTGTGACGATACCAAGTTCCATCAACTCAGTGATCTTAACTGCAAGCCAACCATGACCGGGATCAGCGTAGAATTTGTATGTCTTCATTGTTCAACACCTTTGAAAAATTCATCAAGTTCAATCTTAAGTTCTTCAATAGATTCCCGAGCATAACTTCTGGACCAAATCGAACGGTTATCATAGTAATCACTATTTAATTGTTCACGTAGATCAAGATACTCTTCAAGTACATCGGTGAATTTTCGCATGTTTGAAATCCTTTGAGTAGTTAACGTCTGGAGTGAATTATAGCAAACTTTTGCTCATCGTGCGAAAATATTTGATCTTTTTTCAGAACAGCACATAAATACTTCTTTGGCATTAGTTACTGGAGTTTTATTGAACGAAGTAACGAATGTATTGTACAAATAAGGATTGTACGTGATCTTCTCTCCTACTACATGCAGTGCATCTAAAGATTGCAACTGACCAATGACATAAGCATGAACGTTCTTGCGCTTTTCTTTGAGAACTCGTTGGCGACCAGCTTCTGATACTTTAAACATAGCATCAGTAAGTGTAACATTGTCAGAATGATTAATCACACGACCTTTGTTCGCACCTTCCAAAGCTTTGACACTGAAGGTTTTCTTGTGCAAGTTAAAGTAGACAGCGACTTTCATGTGGAACTCCTTGTGTTGAAGCCTAGATTATACAACAAAAAAATCCCTGTAGGATATACCCACAGGGAAATAAAGGTTATTTCTTTTCTTTATCTTTATAGAACACATGATCACCGATTCTAGCAGCTACCTTCTTGGTTTTGGTCCAATAGTTTTTAATCTGCTTAGTTGCATAGAAACGCACTGAAGATTCTAGCACAGGTTTGAATTCTTCTGACATAACCCGTTCAGCTACTTCTTCAACTTTAGCGTAAGCTTTTACTTCCATTGGTCTAAAGTTAGCTTTGATGATTTCAACATCAGGTTTTCCTAGTAGGGTATAGCTGAATTGACTTTTCTGTTGAATAACACCACAATATGTGCTAGGATAATCAGGGTGCATCTTACGGTTGTGAATCACTGCAGCTACAGCTTCAATACCATATAGCGATTGATTCCCTGCTTCATACCACAAAGCGTTCTTAAGGCAGTTCTTTTCAGCTTCCTTCTCTTGCCTGATCAAATCTTGACGTACAGCTTCAAGCTCCTGTAGCTGACGATACTCTCTGTATTGATCTGTGAGAAACATAGCAACGACAAAGATTATAATGTATGCTGACCAGCGTTTAAGAAGTTGCATCATTTTCTTTCTTAACTTCATACCAATATTCATATGAATCATTGATACCAAAACCTTGCTCTTGTCTTGCGTGTTCTTCACAAAATGGATGATCACCTGCGAACTGAGTACTGCGAATCCAATCTGCAGGTTTATCGCACATTAGGCATGTTTCTTGTTTCATACAAACTCTCCACGCTTTTGCTCACGTTGTTTACTAAAATCCTTCTTAGGTTTTTTAGTAGGTTTGACATTCTCTTCATAACCACCATCATCAAACTTGCGCTTGTTACGTTTGTTGTTCTGCAAAAATGAACCTTGTGACATGATCTTCCTTAAGTTAGTTAGTTAGTTTCTTGTAGCTCTAGCATCATCGCTACAGCATGGTCGTATTGTACACCTTTTACGATGAAATCTACAGTTTCTTCAAAATAATTTACCATGACAATATCGTACAAACGATTTACTACGGTATTGCGAACGATTAGAACTTCTGTATCTTTTTCCATATGATTCTCCTAGATGTAAACGAAAGAAAAACCCTAGCGTTAACTAGGGTATTGAGACTTATCGCTGTGTGTTCATGCGAATACAAGCTTTGTCTGCATCAGTCTTTAGACCATGCATTGATTCATCACGGTACTCTTGAGTGTTGAAAACTTTCCAGTAACCGTTGTTCCATTTTACTACGTATTTCATAAGTCAAACCTTTCTTTGTAAGCGTTTTCGATTGATAATTTTAAGATTGTTTCAGCAATAATTTTCTGACTATCTAGCACATGATAGATATCACCAATATCTAGACCTGCCCGATTTGCTTGTCTAAATAAATCTTGAATACCAATATGAAAATCATCTAATGTCATTCTGGTGTACCTTCTTGACTCTTAACTTGTAAACTTTGTAGATAATTGACAATGTTACTATCATACACCACTTCTGTAAACTGCTTTACAGTAGATAGATGCCCATATACTGCACCAGCACCCACTTCACGAATACCTGTAGTTACTAGTGTATCTAGTTGTTGGCGAAATTCTTGTTCTGTCATTCTTCATTCCTTTCATAGTTATATTCATGCCAGCTATCAAAGGATTGCAAAACCTGATAACTGTCTTCTTCTGTCACATACTCCAAATCACCTTCAGAGAATCTTGATTGTACATCAATTTTTGATTCATTCATCAATTAATCCCACAATGATTGAAAATATTTACCAAACAGTTCACAACCTTTTTGGATTCTTTGCTGATAAATATCAAGTCCCTCACGGTCAAGTTTCATTGCATGTACTTGCTCCATGATACCTTTTGTTTCATCAACTTCTGAATGATCCCAAAAGATTTCTTCACCTTTATTATGATTAGCAATTTCTTGCATAGCATATATCATTTCATTCATGACGTAATCCCAACGCAGATGCCAGTTATCGTCTGTATCCCATTCGTTTTCTTTAGCAGGTGCTGCAGTACTGCGTAAATGCTCAGGTACATCTGTATCATCTACATTAGGTGAACCTTGCTTTGTCTCTTTGAGTTGAATTAGCAAAGGTACAGCGATTAATGCAAGACTGTGATCTGCATTCCAACTATCCCACTTATCAATCTTTACACTGATTTTACGCTCAGTATTATTTTTTGGAAATCTTCCAAGGCTTACTTTCATGTTTACTCCTTTGCTCTGACTACTGGCTTTTCACCACCAAACAATGAATAATGCTCACGAATAACTTCTACTTTACCCTGACGATGTAGGCTTTCAATGCTAACTAGCAAGAATAGATATTGTAGCATAGAAGATAGACTTTCAGGGTTAACTTCTAGTTCACCTTCACCTAAAGCCAAAATAAAGCATAACAAGCATAAACTCTCTAAGTCTTCTTCTGCTTGCTGTGACAGTACATTAAACTGCTCAAAGTTAGCTGTGTGAATATACTCTAAAGCACTTGACATTTCATAGATTTCAACATCATCTAGTTTTTCAAAGTATTCACCTGCTGGTAGGAACCCTGAGTGCTTTACTTCAAAAGCACCCTTAAGTACCCAATTAGGAAGTTTTTTATTACTCAGGATTTTATCAATGCTGATAAGTCGAAAGTTTTTTACAATTTCGTTCAAAATGGTGATTCCTCATAATCGTTAGTATCGAGAACTTCCTTGGTCTTATAGTGCTTGCTATCAAGCAACTCTTGACTTTCTTTGGTGCGTTCACCATTGACTGTAGGAAAAGGCCAAACGCTAGGTGTTGTCTGCTGGTTCTGCATAGTGTTCCTTAAGATGGTTTTGTAAAAGAGCGTCAGATGCAACTGACAACCTGTACGCAGTATAGCACACTTCTGGACCTTCCGTAGAAAACATACGAGATACACGCATCTTTTTTACACGCATAGTTCCAAGACCACTGATCTTTACATCTGTTCCTTCAGCAAGTAACAATTGCACATTACCTACCAAGTGATTTAGTACATCTTCTACTTCATATTGGTAGTAGCCCGAAGACTTAGCTACCATTTCAATTAATTGTTTGTACTTTTTTGATTTACGTTTGGCTTTGTTACCCAAGGGATTACCTCCATAAAGTTAGGTAGTGCAAATGCATTAAATATTTCTGCTGTTTCTGCGAATACTATTTCATTTGCTTTGCACATGACCTTAAAGATTCTACGGTTATCATCTCCAAAGAAACTAAACATGTCACCTTCTTTTAACTCTTTAAGTTTCAAAGGCGTAGTTAACATTTCCCAATCTTTTATATCGGTATCAGAAATCATGTTTAAATACCTCCGAGATAGCTTGTGCTACTTTTTGTGCTAATACGATATGCTCTAGCTGTGTACCGTTAGCCTTACGCACTTCAATGTAGTGAATAAAACTACGAATAGTTCCTTGAACGTACAATCGAGACATTGTACAACCTTCTGGTAATACAGCACGAGCTTGTTCTTTAGCTATACCATTTGCAATAGCAAAAGCATATGCATTTTGTGCAGTTTCGATAACCTTGTTCTGGTAATTCTCCCACATTGATTGCAATGCCAGATTATCAGTAACAACAGAGTTCTGACGATTCTTAGGGTCTTGTAGTCGTGCTTCACGAGTTACAAACGTCAAGTCCTTTGTAGGGTCTGCATAGCGTTGGCTAAACTCTTGAAATGTAAAACTACGGTGACGTAGTAGCTGACGAGCAATGTCACGAGTTGTTTCAATTTCAATGGTAGCACTAGCCATTTCGAACGGACTAAAGTGCTTGTGCTTCAACAGATAACCAATCAACTTATCAGATGTTTCCATGTTAAGTTGGTTACTTGGGTTACTTACCCTAGCGCAGTACGCTACAAGGTCTTTAATGGTCTTAAATTGCCCTTTAAACTCTTCGGTAGCTTGTGAGTAAGCAATTAGCTTTGCTGTGGTGTAATCTTCAATTTTTTGCATTTATAGCCTTTCTTTATGATGATCTGCAATGTACAGTTCTTTTTCTTGCATGAACGCAATGATCTGATGTTCATCTAAAAATCCATGCTTACCGTACAGATTATATACCGAATCAATACCTACGTCAAGCATTTTACCTCGGTAATCTTTAAAGTTTCCATGACAATGACCGTGTAGATGATACGCACCATGACCCTGACGATGCCACGATGCAATAGGAAAGTGAAATAATACCACTGGTGTATCTTCCAATTTAATCTCCTTATAATCATACCATGCTGCAATCAGTTCATCCCTTACAAGTTGATCTAGATGCTCTCGCTTGTCGTGATTACCTTTGATGAATATCTTGCTGCCTTTTAGTTGAGAGACAACACCAGCGACTTCATCGTAGTTTTTAAAGAACGAGAAATCTCCAAGATGATACACTAGATCACCTGCAGATACTTCTATATTCCAAAGGTCAATTAACCATCTGGTGTGATTATCTTGTGATAAACAGTCAACAGCACGATTTGTAAACTCTACAATTCGCTTATGACCGAAGTGCAAATCACTTGTGAATATTTTCATTATTTAACTCCTGCAATTTCCATAAGTTTAAAACGTAATTGTTTCTCAATTGGTTCTAATTCTTTCCAAGCTTTATCTTGTGAACGATGATAATCTGTACTATCAAGTTGCCAAGCACGAGCATGTAACCGAGTAAACTTATTGAACAGATTACCAAGTTCAGTTGCGTCAAAAGCTTTAGCAATTCTATGAATCTCAAGTATTTCAGCGTTTGTCATTGATTTCCTTTAAAATACTGATTAAATCTGGAATTACTTTCTTGTCAAAGACTACCGCAAGATTATGATAAGTACTCAATCTGATATTAAAGATATTTTCATTAGCATCTTCAACTACAACATAGGTATTACCACTTGGTGTTTTAATAGGATATTCTTTCATTATCTACCTTTCATTTGTCCTTTGAGTTTCAAATACTCTTCGTCTTCTAATTCTCGTAATCCAATGCAAGGTTTATTAATCTGCTTTTCAGTAGCACGATTATTCAAACGAATAAGGCCACAGCGATTGCAATACACAAACATACCTTTGGCGTGTAATGTACGATTAAACGTGTGACCTTGCATAATTAAACTCCTTTAAAATCTTCAAGAATTACCCTACGTTGTTGATCGTTCATAGCTAACCATATATCTTTATTTACCCAGTGAACGATTTGCTCAGGGATTTCACTCCACATTTCAGGTAGTGCAAGAATCGTCAGTGGAAGATCATTATACATGATTTCAACGTTCTTTGCTGTCATACGCATCAATTTCTTTTTACCAATGTAGTATGGAGTCTTTAGTTTACAGCAGTTGTTGTAATCGTACGAACCATCAGATAGCATAGGGTATAGCATAAAGCCTTCACCACGATCAAACTTTGTAATTTTTAAAGCTTGTTCTAGTGTGCATTTAGTTGGACGTTCACCCATAGGATGAAAATTACCATTGGCCTTCTCACGTACACCGAGTAGATGCAAACCTTCACGCTCTTGTACAATATGTGGGTCTTGAGGTACTACAACTTCGAACAGTGTACTGACTTCTCGTTCAATCACCAGATCATAATACTTGTAATCACGTTGGATTAATTCTTTAGCCCACTGAGCGTATTCACTTGTGGTTGTACCTGTAGTGCTTACAATCAATGCATCTTTGTGAAGTGTAGCACAAGCCATAAAACCATTGATTTTCTTGTACATTTCAACTGGAGTATCTAAAGGCATATCACTCCAGTAATCACGCTCAAGATAGTTAAAGCTTTTACGTGGTGCAGCTTGCACGAGTTCTTTTGTGCTGTTGTAATACACATGACCCCTGCACTCTAACAAATCTGGAATTTGATACCATAGATAATCATACATTGCCCTGCGATGATATTTAAAAGTAGTATACTTACCATCGTTTTTAAGCGTAGCTAATCCACGGCTAACTAGGTGCATCTGTTGTTCGTATGTCAATAGCATCTTTAATCCTTTTATGAAATTTAATTCGTTTATACAACTTGCACTCTTTACCATCTGTTGTTGTTTTAGCATCTAATGCGTCACAAAGAGAGTAAGTTTTTCCTTTTGTAAAATGTTTGCAACTACCGCAAGAGTTTATCATAATTTAATACTAAACTTTCGCTTCATCTGTTCGACTTTATCATCGGGGCAACCGTGAATGTTCTTACCTTCGTGCCGATTCTCAACAATGATACTCACAAAGTTAGCTTCAGTCTCTCGTGCAATTGTAGCATAAATTTCAACTTCCCACTCAGCGCAAGATGTATTTGATACTGCTACCGACATGCCTTCATACAGCGCCAGCCAAGTTTTACGCTTGCAATCATTGTGCGCTTGTTCAAGTTGAGTAGGATCAAACTGGTATTCACCGTTTTGTACAAAGTATTGATCAGCTTCATACACACGCTGTACTACAAACTCATCCAACAGAGATTGTGCAAAGGTTGATTTACCTGAACCGGGAACTCCACGGATTAAATACAAAGTAGGTTTACCTCTGGATGCATTTCGAGCTTTAGAAAATTGTTCATAACCTTCTAATGTACCTTCGCTGTAACCACCGTCACCAGCATGAATATCAGCGCCAGCTTTAATGTTGTTCATTTTATCCACCAATGTAATAGTCCAAACAAATAGATAGCCGCAGAAGCAGCCTCCACTAAAATCAAAGCTTTATCTTTGTAATTAAAGCCTACGATGCACCAGAGTGTACCACCGATTGCACCAAATATTAAATTCAAAGGAAAAATATTTATAGCAGTCAGCAGCATACCGATCATGTAGAAGATTGTACCAGACCAGCGTAGCATTATTCTACAATCTCTGTAGATACATCAACACTAATAGTATAGAGCATCACAACATCATCTTCCCACTCCTGACCATAATCATATTCTACACGACCAATACCTTCGATAAAGCTGCGCTCTTCTCTTGTAATGCAAGCAGATGCAAATTCTACAAGTTCTTCGATAGTTTCTACACGGAAGATGCATTCGCTGAATTCTTCGATTAGTGTATTTGTATTTACATTCGGATTGATACGAATTGTTACCTCTGATTCTACAACTACTGCTGCATTGTATGTTTTCATCAGATAACCTCTGCTTTCAAAAGTGTTTTATTATCTTCTGCCCATGTTAGGCGAAGGTTGTGTGGGTGCTCAGAACCACTATACAGGCTGTGAAAACCATTAGCTTGGCGACCAACAAGAGTAGTAGTTACAATCTCTTTTGGTTTGATACGATATTCATAACCATCTTCAACGAATATCTTCACTCGATTATTAAAATCATCACATTCAGACCACTGATCACCTAGATTAACTTCAATAGTCTCACCATTAATCCAAGCAATCAATACATCTTTTTGATCTTTCAATGCCATGTTAGTTTCTCCTTAAAGTTGATCATACAATTGTACCACTACATTCGATTCCTGCAGTAGCTTTACACCAGAATCATCTCTGTACTGTTGCAGATACACCACACGCTTAACACCAGCTTGTAGCATCATAGCAGCGCACTGTACACAAGGTGCTAGTGTAACATAGACTGTTGCATCTACACAACTTACACCTTCACGGGCAGCTTTCATGATGCAGTTTAGTTCTGCATGAATCACTTCTGCTTTTGTAACTCGTGTAACGAACCAGTCTTTATCAATGTGTTCTTCTTCACATTCGTTAGGGCGACCTACAGCAGTCCCATTGTAGCCAGTGAGGGTAACACCTTGCTTGGTAACTAAAATGGCTCCTACCTGCGCTCTACGGGCTTTAGATAGCTTGCTGTGCAATATAGCAGTACCCATGTAGGTTTCATCTAATTGTTTTTGATCAGCCATGAATTACTTTCATCTTATCTTTAGGTGTCTTCTTTGGATCAACCCATACTTTATCACGCAACGCAATAGCTTCTGCTAAAGAATTACATGTGCAATATTTACTTGCGTATTCCCAATAGTTCCACCAGTGCGGTTCTTCATTGCGAAACGTATTTGTTTCTTTATATTGCCAAGCAAGTAGATACCAGCGTCTGACCAAATATTTATCACCGCATTGCACAATGTGTGCTTTGAATGGATTATAAAACTTAAATAATTTCATATTCTTTGATTCCTTCTTCAGTTGTAAAACGAACAATCTTAACACCAAAGCCTTTGAGCATAGCTTTGCAAGTAGGACATGGTGCAGCTATAGCCATAGAACCATCGTTATGAAACCTTTGCACAAAGATGCTGTGAATATTCTTACGACCAGATGCAAGTACAGCAGCTAGTTCAGCATGTACTTTATCTTTTTGTTCTGATTCACCAGCTACTATAGCGAAGTGCTTTGCCAAAGGGTGACTACGGCTGTAATCATTTACACCTGTTCCAAGCACCTTACCTTTGCGGTCAAAGCAAGTTGCAACTATTTCATAACGCTTGCGTGTCAATTTACTTACCCTTTTGTTTCTTCAGTTTATGTTGGATACGTGCAAGAGAAGCATGTGCTTTTTTGATCTTGCGTTGCTTTGTACGATACTCATTCATTACATTGAAGTATGGTTCTGTATCTTTATCATCAGGGTTGCTTTTATTCCAGCACTGTTCGATACGAATTTTCAACAAGTTTAATTGTTGTTCATCATTGGTAAGTACAAGAGCAAGACCATCTGTTAAAATCTGCAGTTCAGCTTGTGTCAAAGCATACGGGTCAGCACTGCGTTCAAACTTTGTGCTTTTAAGCAATTTAGCTTCCTGTACTGGTTTACCTTGCATTGCTCGTTCAGCTTTCTCCCACACGATTTCAGCCAATGCTAGTTCACCATCTTCTAGACCAAGGTGGTTGACCATGTGTGAGAATTCATTCTTGAGTAGCATGTTAGTTCCTTTCGGTTGTTGATTGAAGGCTTAACTGTAGCACAACTTTTCGCACAACACAACAACTATTTTAAAATTATTTTGCAGATAGGGCTTGACAAGACTTGCGGATGTGTGTAGAATTCGCTTCAGGGGTCAGGGGCAGCAGAGGGACAAGCGAGAGTTGACAAGCTCAAGTTTCAAAAACTCAGTTTCAATTTAAGTATAACTTAAGTTATAACTGCAGTTAAGCATAAGTTTAAACACAAAGTAAAGGAGTAAATTATGAATGAAATGAATACAACATCGCAAGAGAAACCATTGGTATACTATGTAGGTGTACCGGAGTTTTATAACTGGAATGATGATGAACGCTATCCTGTAGCTCGTCTGCAGTATGTCATCGGTCATCCAAAGCTTGGTAACTGCAGAGATGTAAGAACATCAACTGTATTGCACAAGTATTTTGACGGCACAATTGAGACTAGAAATACAATTTATAAGTCAATGGCTTCTGAGGGAATGGGTTCATAATGTGAAAACATGTATTAAATGCAAAGAACAAAAATCTTTAGATAGTTTCAGTAGATCATCTAAAAACTCTGATGGTCATCAACAATATTGCAAAATCTGCTATAAACAATATGATAAACACTACCATAGTTTAAATAGAGATGACCGTTTAATTCAAATGCAAGAATATCAAATGACTAATAAAGATAAAATTGCAAGTAGGAAACGAAGTTATCAGAAAAACAATAAAGATAAAATTAATGCAATTGAAGCCAAACGCAGGGCTAGTAAACTTCAAGCAACTCCTCACTGGTTAACCGAAGATGATCTTGAGCAAATTAAAAATTTTTATTCTGAAGCACAGTTAAATCAGGCACTCAATGGTATAGAATATCATGTTGATCACATCGTACCACTGCAAGGTGAAAACGTGTGTGGTTTACATGTCCCGTGGAATTTGCAAGTTATTCCTGCAAAAGAAAACATGAGAAAATCTAATAGATTAGAAAAGGAAACCAATGAAGCTCAAAACAAAAGACATTAAAAATATTCGTCTGACATGGCAAGAAGTTAAAAACGATGGTACAATCAGCAATCGTTCTTACGCTTGTGATGATAAAAGTGCAAGCTGGCATCTGATGCAAATGCGTAAGAGTCCTTCCCTTCGTAACATTAAAATGGAGAAGCTATGAGTGATACTTATAAGATGTATACTCCACCACAACCTGTAGGTGCATGGGTCATTGATCCACCAGATAACGAAACAGGTGCTGGACCTTGTACATTGTTTTGTGTGTTTACAAAACCAAGTGAACAGCAGATTAAAAACACAGAAGAAACTTTTGGATGGAAATGGAGGGATATGTGAGTACCGCAGAAGAACGTATGCAAGATGCAATTGAAGAGTTAGAGCAAGAAAATCGTTTGTTGAGGGCACGTAATATTCGGTTGGAAGCAAAGCAAGAATGGGTTGACCTAACCGACAGACAAATCGAAAGTATCTTTCTTGATGCAGGTTGGTCATGGGGTGAAAAAGCTGACATGTATGTACCTGCAGTAAGAGAAGTTCTGAAATTATTTAAGGAAGTTAACAAATGAAATATTTTGTAACTATTAAGGTTGAAGAAACAATAGTAGTTGAAGCTGACAGTGAACAAGAAGCTGCTATACTTGCAGAACAAATGTTCGATCCTACTGCACTTGGAACTGAAATTGAAGAAATATGGAGTGACGAAGATGACTACTGAAACTATTATTTGCAACGCTGTCATGACACCCGATGGTACATACCTGCGTAGCTATCACCGACATGACTACAATGAATACTTGGATAAAGTATCTGGTGAAATCTACATTGTAGATGGTGGTAATGATTACTTGCGCCGTAGCGTAAATACAACACCTGCTACACCAATGGATGTGTACTTGAGTGATCCTTTTGAAACTATTCGTGAAGCTTTTGTGTGGAAGTCCTACGGTAAGTACGGTGAGCTTCTACCATATGGAAAATATATTTGCTTGTGCGATATGGAAGATGATCACATTGCTGCTATACTTGAGACTCAAACGCACATCAAGGGAACTTACGTGGAGGACTTGATGATCCAAGAATGGAATTATCGAAAGGAAAATCATGAGTGACGTAGAACAGTTTTGGTCTGCAGTAGCTGCAAAGTTTGGTGACAAGCGTACATGGCATCAGTTGAATCCAATGGAGCAACAGATGATCATCCAAGGTGTTAATATGATTTTGCAGGTGATTCAACGATGAATTTTCCTAAATTTATTTGGCAATCACCTAAAATTTTCTACTATGCTGGTGTATACTTGAAGATCGGCAACAAACGATATCGCATTTTTAAAGTAGGAGCACGATGATGACAATTCCAGAAGGCTTTAAGCCAATGTTAGCTGTAGAACACAGTAAAGTAAAAACACAAAATTTTCCATACTATCTATCTGAAAAACTTGATGGTATCCGTTGTATTGTCTTTGGTGGTGCAGCGTACAGTCGAAGCCTAAAGCTTATTCCTAATTTAAGTATTCAAGCTTATATGAAACTTCATGCTGAAACTTTAGAAGGTTTCGATGGTGAACTGATTGTTGGTGATAAAAATGCACCTGATGTTTTCAATCAAAGTACTTCTGGAGTTATGCGTATTGAAGGAGAGCCTGATTTTACCTTTTGGGTATTTGATAAGTATGTTTCTGGTACTAAATACACAAGTCGTATTGGTAAGATTCCCAGTGAACTACCAGATCGTGTTAAATTTCTACCACAGTTCTATGTAACAAAACAACATGAAGTTGATGACTGGGAAGCGAATTTTCTAAAACGAGGTGCAGAAGGTGTAATGCTTCGTGATCCACACAGTATGTATAAATGCGGTCGATCTGGAACTAAGACACCAGAACTACAGAAGGTCAAACGCTTTGTTGATAATGAATTTGAAATCATTGGTTGGGAGCCTAAGTACACCAATACCAATGCTGCAACAGTCAATGAATTAGGACGCACAGCACGATCTACAGCTAAAGATGGTATGGTAGCCCTAGACACAATGGGATCGTTGATTCTACGCACTTCTAAAGGCGACACATTCAGTTGTGGTAGCGGTATGACTGACGCTATTCGAGAAGACTTGTGGGAACGTAGGGAAACATTGTCAGGTCAACTTGCAAAAGTTAAGTATTTTGATGTTGGAACAGGTTATAATGTACCCCGCTTTCCGGTACTAGTTGGTATCCGGCATAAAGACGATTTATGATATTTTGACGGAAACAGAAAAGGAGAAACAAATGACAGAACGTAAATTAGCAACTATTCGTAAAATCGCAGCAATTGAACCCATCGAAGGTGCAGACGCTATTGAAGTCGCTGTAGTCGATGGTTGGAAAGTCGTAGTAAAGAAGGGTGAATTTGCAGTTGATTCACTCGCCGTGTACCTCGAAATTGATTCTTGGGTTCCAACAGAACTTGCACCATTCCTATCCAAAGGTAAAGAACCTCGTGAATTTGAAGGTGTAAAAGGTGAACGCCTACGTACAGTAAAACTACGTGGTCAAATCTCACAAGGTTTATTGCTACCGTTGTCTACATTAGGTAAACCAGAAGAGACTTTTGCAATTGATGAAGATTCAGTTGGTGCTGATGTAACTACGGAACTTGGCATCATCAAATGGGAACGCCCAATGAATGCTCAACTCGCTGGTATGGCACGAGGTAATTTCCCTGCGCTTGTACCAAAGACTGATCAAGAGCGTATCCAAAACTTGACACGATCTTTTGAGCAATATCAGCTTGATACGTGGTCAATCACAGAAAAACTTGATGGTTCATCTTGCACATTCTATCTTGATGACGAAGGTGTATTTCATGTATGCTCACGTAACTTAGACTTGAAAGAAGACGAAGCAAATTCATTCTGGAAAGTAGCACGTAAGTTTCAAATTGAAGATATCATGCGTAGGAATTCTATGCTAGGTATGGCAATTCAAGGTGAAATGATCGGTGAAGGTATTCAAGGTAATCAGTACAAAGTACAGCTTGACTTCTACGTTTACGACATGTACAATACTCATACAGGGCAATACATCTTGCCTGTACAACTTAAAGCAGCGTGTGAAAAGCTTGGGTTAAAGCATGTGCCTGTCATTGTAGAAGCCACTGAGATTAAAGAACAAACGATTCAAAGTATCTTGGAATACGCAGAAGGTAAGTCTTTAATCAACGGCAGTAACCGTGAAGGTATTGTGTTTAAGAGTAACACTGTGCATGACCGCAGCTTTAAGTCAATTTCAAATTCTTGGTTACTCAAAAATGAATAAGGAGCATAAATGATCGAAGAAGGAAAATACATTACAGTTTGTGCTATTGAATATGAAGAATTACAATCACAATCTTTGTTTCTTGATGCTTTAGAAGCGGCAGGTGTTGATAATTGGGAAGGTTATGATGAAGCTGTCGAAATATGGCACGAACTTCGCATGGAAAACAAATGAATAAGGGGTAGAATTGGCAGCATTTATCAAACACATCAATTGTGAAGAGTGTGGTTCATCTGATGGTAAAGCAGTGTATGAGGACAATTCCACGCACTGCTTTGTCTGTGAGCATACTGTACCTTCGGATGAATTCAAAGAACAAAATTCCAAGAAGAAATCCAAAGTAAGATCATCAACATCAAAGGAAGAAAAAAGTATGGAAGTTAAACCAAGTAGTAAACCCGCTATGACACCCGATGAAAATTTGGCTATTAAATTCGCAACTGGTGTGTCAGGTAAAGGTTTTCGTGGACTCAAAGATGAAACTACAAAACCATTTGGAGTTCGTTATTCATATGATGAAGATGAAGAAATTCAAGAGCAGTACTATCCGACTACACAAGATGGTCAGATCGTAGGATACAAAATCCGTGAAGTACCAAAGAACTTTTATTCCAAAGGTCGTACTGGTGCTGACTGCGAACTGTTCATGCAGTTTAAGTTTAATCGTGGTGGCAAGTATGTGTTGATTACCGAAGGTGAACTTGATGCACTATCTGCATATCAGATGTTTGCTGACTACAACAAATCTCGTGGTGGTGACTATGAGATGGCTGTCGTTAGTCCAACTACAGGTGCTAACTCGCATAAACAAATTGCAGCGCAGTATCGTTTCTTTGATAGCTTTGATCAAATTGTTGTTTGCTATGACAATGATAAAGCTGGTAAAGAAGCAACTGAAAACGTAGTCAAGGCTTTACCAAAGGGTAAGGTCAAGATCATGCACATGCGATACAAAGACCCTAATACTTATCTTGAAGAAGGTAAGGAAGATGAATTTATTCGTAACTTCTATGAAGCTAAACGATATACTCCTGTTGGTGTATTGGGTAGTGGTGAACTGTACGATAAAATCCTAGCGCAAGCTGCTGTACCAAAAGTACCATTTCCGCACTTCATGAATACACTCAACGAAATGCTTGTCGGTGGTTTACCTTTGGGACACATCATCAATATTGCTGCAGGTACTGGTCTTGGTAAAACATCCTTTGTTAACGAAATGGTTTATCATTGGATTTTTAACTCACCGCATAAAATTGGTATTGTTTCAATGGAGTTGGATTCTGGTCAATATGGTGAAACACTATTGGGTAGACACCTTAGTCGTAAAATCTCGTTGATTCAAGATGATGAAGCTAAGAAAGACTTGCTGGAGTCTGACAAAGTACGTGAGAAAGCAAACGAGCTTTTCTACAATGAAGATGGTCAACATCGTTTTTATCTACTTGATAACCGTGATGGTACAATCGAAGAGATTCAAGATACAGTAGAAGAGCTTGTGGTATCATGCGGTTGCAGAATCATTGTGCTTGACCCTTTACAGGATATTCTAGATGGTTTATCCAATGAAGACCAAGCATTGTTTATGAAATGGTCCAAAGGTATCATCAAGAGTCATAACGTAACGTTGATTTTTATTAATCACGTTCGTAAGTCAGCTTCTGGAGTACAGAACTCTTCACAAGGTGGTTCATTTACTGAAGAAGAAATTCAAGGTAGTTCTACTATTATTAAATCAGCTTCAGCTAACATTTTGCTAAGTCGAAATAAATACGCAGAAGATGCAACTGAACGTAATACAACCAAAGTTGTACTGAGTAAGAATCGTATTTGTGGATTGACTGGACCTGCTGGTAACGTGTACTATGACAACGATACTCACACATTGCACAACTTAGATGATTGGTTGAACAATAACAACTAAAGCTTGACGTAGACCTAGAGTTGTGATAGACTCTAGGTTTTCTTTATTGGAGAAGTATAAATGGATTTGACAAGAGACTGGATTTATGACCTTGAAACGTACAAGTCTGCATTTACGTTTGCTGTCATTCGTGCAGATGGTAAACACGCACGAGTATTTGAGGTTTCTAACCGCACAAATGAACTTGAGCGCATCTACGCTTGCGTTGATCACATTGAGGCTACTGCTGGTCGTTTGGTAGGCTTTAATAACGTAGGATTCGACTATCCGATCTTGCACGAAGTACTTACAACTCGCAGTCGTTGGCTTTCCAAAACAGGCAAGCAAGTTGCTGTTGATGTACACAAGCTTGCACAAAAGCAGATTGATTCCTTCAAGGATAATGGCTTTGGTCACAGCATCAAAGCTGACGAACAAATCATTCCACAAGTTGACTTGTACCGGATTCATCACTTTAATAACAAAGCAAAAGCCACTGGTCTAAAGATGCTGGAATTCAACATGCGTATGGATAACATTGAAGACCTACCTTATGCTGTAGATGCTGAGTTGACCGATGCTGAAATCGACAAGCTCAAAACCTATAACATGCACGATGTACGCTGTACTCTTGCGTTTTATTTGAAGTCTCTCACTCAGATTGAATTCAGGGACAACCTGAGTATTAAGCTTGGTCGTGACTTTACCAATGCTGACGATACAAAGATTGGTGCAGAATTCTTTCAAATGAAGCTTGAAGAATCAGGTGTAAAGCTACACAAGTTCAAAGACGGTAAGAAAGTCATGATGCAAACCAAGCGAGACAAGATTGCGATTAAAGACTGTCTGTTTAGTTATTACAAGTTTGATCGTCCAGAATTCCAAGCTGTTTATGACTGGTTTTCCAAGCAGGTGATAACTGAGACAAAGGGTGTTTTTTCAGACATTGAAGAGCATAATCTAGGGTTAGTGGCTAAATATTCAAACCTTACGGTAAAGCGCAAGAAGTTCAAAGGCGCTCCAACTGAAAGAGATACTGATGAATTCAAGAATGAACATCCATTGGGTTGGATTGAAGTAGAAGAACTCAAGGCTACAGAATATCTGTTTGATGCCAATGGTGAACACGTAATGGAATATCCATTGGATGCTGATGGTTGTCCAGACCTTACTAAGAAGCGCAAGAAGGTCAGAGTACCCAAGAAATCATATTGGGGATGCTACCGTATTGCTGAGACACTAAACGTGCTTGTAGACGGTTATCGCATTGACTTTGGTGTAGGTGGTGTACATGCATCGTTGACTGAAAAGATTGTTAGTGCTGGTAAAACCTACATGGTTCGTGATGCTGATGTAAGTTCGATGTATCCTAATATTGCTATTTCAAATAAGATTTATCCTGAGCATTTAGGTGCAGAGTTTTGCGTTATTTATCAAGACATGTACGAGCAGCGCAAATCCTATGCTAAGAATACTCCTGAGAATGCAATGCTTAAACTTGCATTGAATGGTACATACGGTAAGAGCAATGATAAATACTCTGTGTTCTATGATCCAAAGTTTACAATGTCAATTACTATTAACGGTCAATTGTCATTATTGATGCTTGCAGATCGTTTATTGCAGATTCCAAAGCTTAAACTTGTGCAGCTAAATACTGACGGTTTGACTGTAGCTATGACACGAGATAGTGAAGAGCAGTACAATGAAATTTGTTCGCAATGGCAAAAGGATGTAAAGCTTGAGTTAGAATTCGTGGATTATCAGAACATGTACATTCGTGATGTTAACAATTACATTGCTGTATACACAAACGGTAAGGTCAAACGCAAGGGTGCATATCAGTATGAAGACTTGGGTTGGCATCAAAATCAAGGCGGTCTAGTGATTCCAATGGCTGCAGAAGCTGCTATGCTGCATGGCAAGGATGTAAGAGAGTTCATTCAGGAGCGACTTGATCAAGGTCACATCTTTGATTTCATGCTGCGTACAAAAGTTCCTCGCAGTTCAAAACTTGTGCTAGAATTTGAAGATGGTCGTGTAGAGCAACAACAGAACATCTGCAGATACTATCCTTGTAAGACTGGTGGTAAACTTATCAAGTTGATGCCAGCATTGGAAGACAATGAAGATAAGAGCGACAGAAGATTAGGTATTGATACATCTTGGAATGTAAAGACCTGTAACAACATTGCTGATTTCGGTTATGATGTTGATCTGGATTATTATGTAAGTGAAGCTGAAAAGCTAGTTATCAGAAAGGTTTGATATGAATGAAGATTGTGATTGTGGGTGTAACGATCCTGTTGCTACTAATCCAAAAGAAATGTTGGAGTTTTTAGCTAATCGTTTTGAGTATGCTGGTGTATCCGATTCTGTAGCTAAATATTATGCTAGAGACATTCGTAAAATTCTCAAGGAATATTTTGGAGTACAATCATGAGTTATGAGTACAAGTACAATAAAGAACACAGTACTCTAGAACAGTACAAAGATGGTATGCTCAGGGCTTGTATGCAAATGCCACAATGTGATCTAAACGAATTAGCTAGGTTGAACATCAAAGAAAATATTTTGCGAAATGTTGACACAAAGTTGAAAACTGATGTATAATTTAGATTAAGCGAGTGTAGCTCAGTTGGATAGAGCACTGGTCTTCTACACCATTGGTCGGGGGTTCGAATCCCTCCACTCGCACCATAAATTAGTCCCGCCATGCTTGTTGCTCGTATCCCTAGAGTTAGCAGCACACTTCGGTCGAGGTAGGTGAAAGCCCTATCATTAAAAATGCAAGTACTGATGGTGTGGTACTGCAGGATTTCCAAGACCAAAGGATTGTCGTCCGGATGTAACAAGACACTATAATACTGGTTTAGGGACCAGAGGTTATAGTTCAGTATATTTCAGGTTGGGTAAACGAACGTGGTTTACTATTTGGGTTTTATGACGCATGTGAGCTAAAGCATGACGAGGAACTAAGATACGGAATATACTGAACTATAACTAAGGAGTAGGAATGAAAAATCTATTGATTGGTTCACAAGCATTGCAATACTGGAGTAACACCTTTAAGGTAAGACCAGATGCAGATTGGGATATTATTGGCGAACATAAAATCACTGACAATACAAAGCGTGTTGAACATCATACGTTCGATACAATTGGTAACTACGATCTGCTAAACTATGCAAGTACGCACTGGGTTGAAATCGCAGGTCAAAGAGTTTATGTGGTTAACCCTATTGGTCTTACCATTGTAAAGCGCAGTCACTTGTGGCGTGATCGTAAGTTTGAAAAGCACATGACACAATACAATATGTACTTAAAAGTATTTCGTCCGTTCTTCACTGATAAGGATGAAGATGTGTTAAACAAACGCATCAAGCTTACCATGTCAGCATATCCACAAGGTAGTCCAAACTTGATGCAAAGTGTAGAAGGATTCTTTGATGATGCAGTAACTAAGAAGTATAATCATGACTACTTGCACGAGTTGTTTGCTTACCATGAAGAACCCTTGTATAAAAAACTACAAAAAGATTCAAGTTTAGCGTGGTGTGATAAAAAACTGTGGTACAATCTAAGCCATGCAGACAAACTTAGATGCATTGCAGAGGAAGCTTATGTTATTTCAACTGAAAGGTTCTTAGTACCTAGCGATTGGAAGACACCAGCTAAACTAGCGTTTTACAAATCAATCAATAAAATTTGTACTACACTGTGTTCAGGTTGGTTTAGAGACTATACAATTGACAACTATACAGAAGTCTTGGATATGTTTGATGCTGCTAAGTTTGAAAATGTTAAACAAATTTTACTAAAGGAGTAATATGACTGATAAATTAATTGATAAAGTTTCTGCGTTACTTAGAAAAGCTGATGATGAAGTTAAAGATGCTTTTAACGGTGGTGATGTTAAGGATAAACCATATAGATGGGATGAAGATAGCGTTATAGAATTCAAAAAACAACTTACCGAAGCTAACCTTAATTTTGAACTCGTAGATCGCTATGGTGGTGAAGACCAAGGTTCTGAATACTGGAGTGTTTACTCATTCTCAGATGGTATGCAGGTTGTATTCATTAAGTTTGATGGTTGGTATGCATCATACGATGGTTCAACTTATGAAGAATTCTATGAAGTCAAACCCGTAGAGAAAACTATTACTGTATTTGAAAAGAAATAAGGAGAGTTATATGATTCTTAAAGAAACTTTACAGATTATATTTGACGAATTAGATGAAAGTTCTTTAAAATGCATGATGCAAGAATACTGCGATGATGATACTGAAACTGCACTTGACAATCAATTAATTGTTTATACAGTTGAAGATAGTTATGGTGGTGAAGATCAAGGTTCTGACTATTGGTGTGTATGGAAATTTAGTAAAGATGGTGAAACATGCTTTGTAAAATTCTATGGTTGGTATGCATCACACTATGGTTCAGAATACCAAGGTTTTAAGTTTGTAACTGCACAAGAAAAAACCATTGTTGTCTACGAATAACTTTAGACAGATGCAGGGACACTTAAAACAGTTCGATGCATCTGAACATGCTATTTATGACAATGCAGGTAAATCTGCAATGTTAAAATATCTCAATCAGCACTTGGCAAAGTATGATACAATTGAGAATCCAAATAAATATGGCATTGACTTGCTTACTTTAGATAAGGATTCCAGAGTACAATACTGTTGGGAAATTGAAGTGAGACACGGTAATTGGCAAACAGATACAAAATTTCCATTTCGAGAGATAAATTGTATTGAAAGAAAAGATTACCAGTGGAGACATGATAAAGAACTTTATGATAAGATTCCATTTCATGTTTCAGACAACTGTGTTGTATATTATGTGCAACTGAACAAGTTATGTAATCGTGCTGTAATAATTAGAGATTCGATCATTTTACAATATCCATTAAAACCTTGGGCAAATAGAAAAGCTGAAAACGAATATGTAAGACAAGTTCCAATTTCTAGTACAACAGAAATTATTTTGGGTCAGTAGCTTAAAGGTGAAGCCCTCGACTCATAATCGAGATAGTGCTGGTTCAAGTCCAGTCTGACCCACCAAACACGGACATGATGTGTCAATTACCTGATGCTGGTATGAAATTCCCTAATAGCATAGGGGGAAGAAGCGGGTTAGATTCCCGTTGTTGTCCACCAAAATAAAGTCAATTAAGTATTGACAAAGCATTTGCAGTTTGTTATAATTGTGATTCGGTCACTACCTCCGTTATGGTAGAGTCTTTTATTAATAGTCGAAAGGAAATATTATGCAAAAACTAACAGGTATGCTTCTCTATGTGTCACTTAACAAGCCTCAAAAAGCTTACGTTAAACCCGGAGAGCCAGCAAAGCCAGATGAATGGAAAGCTTCAGTAGCGATCACGGATGAAGACGTACTAGATCAGTACGAAGAATTCGCTAAGAATATTGATGCCAAAACTTCAATCAAGAAAGTAAAGACTGCTGAATTCGAAGGTATCTACAAAGTAGCACCACCAGAAGATGCAGGTAAAAACATTTGGGTAGTAACTCTACGCAAGTCAACTCAACTAGGTAAAACTGGTAAAGAAGTACCTGATTTGTACAAGCCAAAAGTCTTTGAGAAAGTCGGTAAAACACTCGTTGATGTTACCAATAGTAAATTACCTGCAAATGGTTCTTATGGTTCAATCAGTATTGATAAGTTTGAGCGCACCAATGGTACTACATCATTATATCTAAAGAACGTACTAGTTACTTCAATGATTGAATATGTACCAGACGAAGGTTCAAGCTACAATCCCGGTGATGAATTTGATGATGAACCCAAAGCAGAAGCTCCAAAAGCTAAAGCTGCAGAGAAGGCAGAAGCTAAACCAAAAGCTCGTGCTAAGGTTGAAACACCTGCTGAAGATGATGATGAAATCCCGTTTTGATTGAAAGGTTAACATGACAAAACAAAATAAGGATATTATGACAATCGTAGCGTTGCTTGTATTTGCAATTTTACTAATCATCTTTGGACCTCTTGCTATTATTTGGTCACTAAATACATTGTTTCCAATTCTAGCAATCCCATTTGGTTTCTATCAGTGGGCAGCGGTAGTTCTATTGAATCTAACCGTATTCAGCAAAGCAGTTTTTACTAAGAAGGATTAATATGAATCAAAAAGAAGCAATCGCAAAATTAGTTCGTATTTATACTGAAGAGCAATCACTAGCTGAAGAAGCTAAGGAAATCAAAGATGAAGCTAAAGAATCGGGTCTTGATCCAGCAATCGTTAGTGCAGTAGCAAAAGCAATTGTTAAAAACAAGGTTGATGAATTGAAAGCTAAATCAGATGAAATTCTGAAAGCTATCGACATTAGCCGAAGCTAATATTTACCCGAGGCTAATACCCTCGGGTTTTTCTTTAAGGAGAAGAGCCTATGAGTAAAAGACTCTTAATCGTAGATGGTGACTTAGTAGCGTACAAACATGCTGCCGCTGCTGAAACTCGCACGATTATTGCAAAGCATTTAAAATCAGGTAGAGAAAAAGAATTTGGTACAAGAACTGAATTCAAGAAGTTTTTAGCAGACAAAGAGATTGAGTTTAAACCTGAAGCTTATGAAATTACAGATCATCAACATCCTGTAGATATTTCATTTGCTGTAGGTACTGTCAATAAGAGCATTGAAAAACTTCTAGAATCAACATGGTGTGATGAACTTGAAATCTACATCGGCAGCGGTAAAACCTTTAGACATGATCTACCTTTACCTACACCATATAAAGACAACAGACAAGATAACATCAAACCTGTGCATTTAACTGCAGTTAGAAATCATCTAAGACGCAAGTACAAAGCAAAGGTTGTTGATAACGGTCTAGAAGTAGATGATGTAGTAACCATACGTGCTTACGAAGCCCTCTATAGCGGTCAGGAAGCCGTGTTAGCAAGCGTAGATAAGGATAGCTACCAGTGTCAAGGAATTCACCTCTTTAACTGGACTGCAGAAAACCCCACGATTGAACTAATCCCAGACGTAGGTACACTACGAAAAGAAAAATCTGCTGTAAAAGGTAATGGTTTAAAATTCTTAGCACTACAAGTTCTTTCTGGTGATACTGCAGATACATATAAAGGTTATGAGTTATCCAATGTAAGTTATGGACCTGTCAAAGCAATGAAAGTGCTGCAAGATGCAAGTACAGAAAAAGAAATTATGCAGATCATGTTCAATGAATTCAAGCGTTTATACCCCGAACAATTTGAGTATACAGATTGTCATGGTAAACAACATGTTGCAACTTGGAAAGAAATGCTAGACCTTTATTGGAAGTGTGCATACATGAAACGCAGTTGGAATGATCCTAGTAGTGTGTATGATTTTATGGATGAAAGAGGTATTATTTTATGAAACCAGAAGAATCTTTAATTTATCGTTTAAGAAAACGTGCAGAGATTCGTAGAAGTATCAACTCTCGAAAGTCAGTGCAGGAAGGTAAACCCGACAGAATCTCTGACTTACTTGAAGAAGCCGCCGAAGAGATTTGCAAGTTAGAAGCTGTAATCGGTGAAATGGATGATATCATTGACCGATTAGAGCGAAGGTTGTTAGAACATGACGATTGACCTTTATAACACAGCAGACGTTAAAAAGGTACGAGAATTACTTACAAAAGAACAAGATAATAAGTGCGCTATAACTGGTTTAGAAATTCCAGTTAAACAGCACGTTCTTGATCACGCACACGATGAAACTCAATTTGTCCGTGGTGTATTGCATCGTCAAGTAAATGCGTTTGCAGGTAAGGCTGAGAATGCATTCACACGTTTGATTGCTTGGTGGTATCCTAACGATCTACCTACCTTACTCAGAGAATGCGCTGATTACCTTGAAAAAGAACCCGATGGTAGATATCGTCATAATGGTTGGATCAAAAAAATTAACACTGAATTTAATAAGCTAAAAGAAGCACAAAAAGATTTAGTACTGATTGCTTTAGGTAAATCTGCAGGTAAAAATGCTACAGAGAGAAAGAAGTCATTTCAATCTGCTGTATTGACAAGGCAATTCACTTATGATACAATCCGAGATATTATCAACAGTATAAAGGAGTAACATGAAAATCAAAGTAATAGACTGCGATGATGGACTTTTATGGTATGCTAAAAGAATCGGTGAAGAGTTCAAAGTAGAATTTATCGAAGACAAAGCATATTGGGCTAGAGAAGGTGGTCAATTCAATGCGCTAAATTGGATTAAGAAAGAACATGCAACCGTAACGGAAGGAAATGTAGAATGAAGCATTCAGATTATATCGTAGAACAAGTCGTAAGAATGACAGGTGCTGGTATCAGTAGTCGTAAAGTTGCACAAGAGTTAGGTATCGGTAAATCTACTGTTAATGATATTTGGAATCGTTGGATTGCTGATCCTAAACCTTTCTATAACCCAGAAGACGTAGCATTTAAGCAAACAGAAGGTCCAAAGATTTTAGTATTTGATACTGAAACTGCAGCAGCTACTGCTCTTACCTTTGGTCGATTCAAAGTTAACTTATCACAAGATAACATTCTCGATAACGGTGGTTGGATTTTGTGTGCTTGCTGGCGCTGGTTGGGTAGTAATGTTACTCAAAGTATTTATCTTTCAGCAGAAGAAGTACTAAATAAAGACGACTCTCGTATTATCGCAAAGTTATTTGAACTGTATGAACAAGCAGACGCTGTACTTGCACACAATAGTATGGGTTTTGATCACAAAGTAGTTCAGGCACGAGCAATCTATAATGGTTTTCCTCCACTACCACAAGTCAAAGTGTTAGATACATTGCAACTAGCAAAGAAGTATTTGAAACTACCTAGCAATCGCTTAGATGCAATCGGTGAATTCTTTGGTCTAGGTCGCAAGATTAGCACTGGTGGAATTTCATTATGGCGTAAAGTACAAGAAGGTGATGAAGAAGCGATGGAGCAGATGGTAGAATATTGCCTACAAGACGTTGATCTACTCTATGAAGTTTATCTACGGACTCGTCAATTAGGTCGTGCAGGTTCAGACTTCAACGCAGCTTTGTATTACAATGATGATTTGGTACGATGCCGTGTATGTGGTAGCTCAGAAGTTGAAGCTACAGGTCGTACAGTAGAAACATCGTTGAATGTGTTTGATGAAATGCGTTGCAGTGAATGCGGTGCTGTACATCGTCACAGAACATCGAAGACTACAAAAGAAAAGCGTAAAAGCTTGTTGATGTAACAAACTTGTGCTATACTAGCACTTACAATTTGAGTTCACACCCCGGTTAACAGCCGGGGATTTTTTCTTAGTAAAGGAGTACTATGACAGACGATTATGATATTTTAGAATTTCAAATGGATTGCTATTCATTTAATGATATCGCAGGTAAAGATAAACTAGGTAGCTTAAAGGATATTGAGTTTCAGTACAATTTAATCCTAGAGGAAACAAAAGAGATTAAAGATAAAGGTATTGATCAGAATAATGTAAAAGAAGTACTAGACGGTGTAATGGATGTAATGGTCACTGCATTAGGTTTGATGCAAAAGCTTGAATACCTTGGCGTAGATGTTAGAAAAGCTATGCGAGATACTGCATACAATAATCTAACAAAGTATCCTTCAAAAGAACTAATTGCAATTCAAACTGCACAGAAGTATGAAGAAGATGGTATTCCTGTTACTGTAGAATACAATTCAGAATACGAACTATTTGTTATTAAGAATTGGAATGATAAGGTTATGAAACCAATTGATTTTGAATCTAACGACTTATCTAATTGCATTCCTGCGGATTTACTACTGAATGGTTTTAAGGAGGATTAATCATGAGTTTAAACAACATTATGATTGATGGTAAACAATACACACCTGTAGAAGATGATGGTGTTGATACATGCAAAGATTGTGCTTTTAGAAATAAGGCAGTTCTTTGTTACAATGCTAATCTAATCATGAAATGTGATGATCCTAAACCTTTACATTTTGTACCAGCTTCAACAGTAGACTTAAGATCAGCTACACAGCAAATGCAGGATTGGCAACCTACAAGTACTATTACAACGCAAGAAGATCAACCTATAGGTACTAAATATGATCAAGATAAGTTGCAATATAGCTTAATTCCACCTTATGCGTTGGAACAAGTTGCAAAGAATCTTACAGTTGGTCTTAAGAAGTATAAAGAGCGTAACAACTGGAAGAAGGTAGAAGGTGCTGAACAGCGATATTTAGATGCTCTTTACAGGCACTTAGAAGCCCATAGAAGAGGCGAAGTGTATGATCCTGATAGTAGTGTACCGGATATGCCGCATTTGGCTGCTGTAGCCGTTAATGCAATGTTCCTACTAGAATTTATGCTAGACCCTGAACTTAAACAAAAGGATAACAAATGATTGTAATGCAAATAATTAGTCTATTAGTTTTAGTATTTGTAATCGTAACGATTTACTCTGTTGCTATTAAATTAGTAAACGAACACCGTGAACTACATAGTATTAAAGATGAACCAGAAGATCAAGATAACCTTGATTTAACCAATAAGCAGTGATATAATAGGACTCTCGTTTATTCTGAAAGGTAGTAACAATGAATAAAAAACCAGCAACTCGCCCCAATGCAATCGTAGCATTATGTATTATTTCTGAATCAGAGATTATTAAAGTAATGCCAAATTACTCAAGTGAGTTTGAAAACAGGGATGAAGAATTTAAGAACTTTCTTTATTCCTTAGGAATGAATGTAGATCGACCATACCAAAGGCAAGATGGTTTGCAGCATAGAAACCGTTTCAATGAAATTGTTGTGTGTAGTCGATGGGTGGGAGAGGAACGATTAGATAAAACTTGGATCACTAGTGGTTACGCAAGTAGACCTGCTATTGATAAAGCAAGTGGAAGTAAATTAACAGAAGACATTTATCGTGCTAGATACGAAACAGAAGATGCACAGGCATTGTTAGAATCTAGAGATAAATATGCGACAACAACAGAGGAAGACTAAATGCAAATTAAGAAAGATTACACCCGAGATTCATTGTTCGATGAACTTGGTTTGAAACGATTAAAAGAATCGTACATGCGAGAGGATGAGGAATCACCTCAAGATAGATTTGCTTTTGTATCACAATCTTTCGCCACAGACGAAGCACATGCTCAACGTCTTTATGACTATGCCTCTAAGCATTGGTTATCATACTCTACACCGATTCTATCTTTTGGTAGAAACAAGCGTGGACTACCAATTAGTTGTTACTTGAATTTCTTGGATGATACATCTGAGGGTTTGGTTAACAATCTATCTGAAACAAACTGGCTATCTATGATGGGTGGTGGTGTAGGAGTACATGTAGGTATTCGTGGTTGTGATGATAAATCAGCAGGTGTAATGCCGCACTTAAAAGTATATGATGCATCTAGTTTGGCGTATAAACAAGGTACAACTCGCAGGGGTTCTTATGCTGCTTACTTAGATATCAGTCATCCAGATATTACTCAATTTTTAGAAATGCGTAAACCAACTGGTGATCAAAACATGCGTACACTGAATTTAAACCACGGTGTAAACATCAGTGATAAATTCATGCAGATTATTGAAAAATGCATGATTGATCCAACAGCAGATGATTCGTGGGAATTGGTACAACCACACAGCGGTAAAGTAACGGAAGTTGTTTCTGCTAAGGCTCTTTGGATGAAACTGCTAGAATTGCGTATGCAAACTGGTGAACCATACCTTTGGTTTATTGATCGTGCAAATGAAGGACTACCTGAATATCAAAAGAAGCTAGGATTGAAAAATCACGGCTCTAACTTGTGCAGTGAAATTTCATTAGCTACATCAGCAGAACGTACTGCAGTTTGTTGCTTAAGTTCAGTAAACTTGGAATACTTTGATACTTGGAAAAACGATCCTCAGTTTATTCCTGACATATTAGAGATGCTTGACAACGTTATTGAGTACTTCATTCAGAATGCTCCTGATGAAATTGCAAGAGCAAGATTCAGTGCAATTCAAGAAAGGAGCGTAGGTGTTGGTGCGTTAGGTTATCATGCTTACTTACAAAAGAACAACATTGTCTTTGAGGGTGCATTAGCTAAGAGTACTAACATGAGAATGTTTAAACATATCAGAACACAACTTGATGCTGCAAATGAAAAGTTAGCAATCCTGCGTGGTCCTTGTCCAGATGCTGCAACCATGAATGTAATGAAGCGTTGTAGTCATGTTATGGCAGTTGCACCAAATGCATCTAGTTCAATTATCATGGGTAACACTTCACCAAGTATTGAGCCTTACTCAGCAAACGCATACCGTCAAGATACTACCTCTGGTGCATTCTTAAATAAGAATAGATTTCTAGATAAGATTATCAAAGAGGAAGCTTTGAAGCATGAAGACTCTTGGTATGATGATACGTGGGCAAGTATTATTGCAGACGATGGTTCAGTACAGAATCTAGAATGGATGAATCAATACACCAGAGATGTATTTAAAACTGCTGCTGAAATTGATCAACGATGGATTATTGAACAAACATCCGATAGGCAACAATTTGTAGATCAAGCAATCAGTACAAATCTGTTCTTTAGACCTGATGTTAGTGTGAAATACTTACATGCTGTTCACTTTCAAGCTTGGAAACAAGGACTGAAATCTTTGTACTACGTTCGTAGTTCTAAATTACGTAAAGCAGATAAAGTTGGTCAAAAGGTTGAACGAAGAAGAATTGAGGATGAAATCGACATGACATCATTAGTAAACAACGAAACTTGTTTAGCATGTGAAGGTTGATGTATAATAGGGGCTGCTTCGGCAGTCTCTTTCTATTTTAAGGATATAAATGAAAACAAAATTAAAACTTACAGATAAACGCAGTTACTTTAAACCGTTTAGCTACCCTTGGGCATACGATGCTTTCTTAATGTCGGAAAAGATGCATTGGTTGCATACTGAAGTACCAATGATCGAAGATGTTAACGATTGGAAGAATAAACTTACAGAAAGTGAAAAGCAGTTTCTTACGCACATCTTTCGATTCTTTACGCAAGGTGATATTGATGTAGCTGGTGCTTATGTAACAAACTATCTGCCAAACTTTCCTGCACCTGAAGTACGAATGATGTTATCAAGTTTTGCAGCACGAGAAGCAATTCATGTTGCATCTTACTCGCACTTGATTGAAACCCTTGGTATGCCTGAAACTACTTATAATGAGTTTTTGCAATACGAAGAAATGAAAGCTAAACACGATTATATTGAATCTTTTGTAGTGCAAGATGAAAAATCAAAAGCTCAACAGATTGCAGTATTTAGTGCTTTTACTGAAGGAATGCAATTGTTTAGTTCTTTCATTATGTTGCTTAACTTTGCAAGATTCGGTAAGATGAAAGGTATGGGTCAAATTATTGTTTATTCAATTGCTGATGAATCGCACCATACCGACAGCATGATTAAACTGTTCCGGGAGTTCATTAAAGAAAACAAACAGATTTGGACAGATGAACTAAAATCACAGTTATATACTATTGCGGAAACAATGGTTAAACTAGAAGATAAATTCATTGATTTAGCTTTTGGTGTAAACGAAATGCAAGGCTTAACCAAGGAAGAAGTCAAAAACTACATTCGATATATCGCAGACCGAAGACTAATCTCTCTGGGTTTAAAAGGTATCTTTAAAATTAAGAAAAATCCACTACCTTGGGTTGAAGGAATGTTAGGCACAACTCACACTAATTTCTTTGAACAGAGGGTAACAGATTACGCCAAAGGAGCATTAACCGGGGATTGGCAAGATGTGTGGGCTAGTTAATAGCACAACGATGAGATGAATTGTTGCATATTTACCTTGCATTACTGACAACAATGTGTTATAATAAAACATATACAATAGTTTTAGAGTAATTAACTAAAATGATAAAATATTTTCTCCGTAATATTTTTGTATATGTTTTATTTATACGGTACAAGGAGAAATAATGCAAGATAAAAATTACTGTGTATATTTTCACAGGCGTAAAGATACTGATGAAATTATATATGTAGGTGAAGGAAGAAAAGCTAGAGCAAAACTAGTTAGACTTGATAAAGGTAAGAATGCAAAACACCAAGAAATAGTTAAAACAGTTGGTGTTTATCACGAGGTTTATAGAGATAACCTGACTAAACTTGAAGCCGAAGAGTTGGAACAACAGTTAATTAAAAGCCTCAAGGAATTAGGTGTACCTATAACGAATGTAAACAGTAAGGCTACAGCATCTACAACTTACACAAGAGAAGAATTTGAAAATTTATTCTACGTTGATCCAACAAGTCCTAGTGGATTGCGTTGGAAAGAAGATCGAAGAAATGTTAAAGATGGTTATATTCTTGCAAAGAAAGACTCTGTAGCATGTTCTAAAAAGAAAACAACTGGCTATTGGTATTATAAAAATAAAGCATCTCATAGAATTGTTTATGCGCTTGTTTACGGAGAGTGCCCCTCAGACCTGACAATTGATCACTTAGATTGTAATAAAGACAACAATTCAATTGAAAATCTTAGGTTACTTACTCGCAGTGAAAATTCAAGTAGGGGTAATATTTATAAAGTTATGCCAAGTGGTGAAGACGTGTCAACAGCGAAAGTCACAAATGCTCAGGTACTTGAGATATACAAACTATTTGAACAATTTAAAACTAACGCAGAAATTTCTGAACTTTTCACTCTCCACGAAAGATACATATCTTTAATCCGGCACGGGAAACGCTGGAAGAAACTTTATAAAGAATATGGCAAGATATTTCCAGAGTCTTTTACAGAGACAACAACAACTTATTCTCAAATTGAAGAAGCTTGGTATTTGATCACATTGGGTTTAACCAACAAAGATGTTGCTGCTGCTACGGGTATTGAAGTTAGTACAGTATCGAGAATTAGACATAAAAAGTTATTTAAAAATTTAATTGAAAGGATAGAAAATGCAAAAACTAGTAGTATTTAAAGCACATTGGTGTGCTCCATGTAAAATGCTTGCGAAGACACTGCAGGATACCGATCTTGGTATTCCAGTGGAAACAGTAGATATTGATGCTGACCCTACAGC